CCCAGCGAGCAGCGGCGTCGTCCACGCGATGAACACCACCACCCCGCCGAGGATCACGGCTCCATCGAAGTGATCGCCGTCGCCTGCCGTCGAGTCGTTACTGGACATGGCCTGTGAGTCCGATCGTAGCGATGCCGGAGGTATTAGTGCTCGTCTCGGAGACCACGAACTCACCGAGCACGGGTCTGCGGTTCGGCGGGTCCCAGCGCACGGGGAGGCGCTGGCCGGATCGGATCGAGTGGAAGCGACGGTCGGCGATCTCGAAGGTCATCGCCGTTTCCTCCCAAGCGTTCTCGGCGAGAAACCCCTGCGCGCGAGCGAGTGCTTCTCGGTTTGTTTGGATCTTCGGGTCAGACAGTGGCTCCGATCGTGGCGAAACCCCATAGAACTGGATCGAGGCGTCGTCCCGAGCGGCCACCTGGACGTCGCCCGCTCCCTGCACCGTCACCTCGTTCACCACGTCGTCGTAATCGCGGTCGATCTCCGCGCTCACGACCGCCGTGCTGTCGTAGTCGATCGACAGCCCACTCGGTGCGGGTGTGCTCCCCGTCGGTTCATAGTGTAGCACGTCGTTGCGGTCGACCCAGGAGGTCGCCTGATCCTCCGTGCCAAGCGTCTCGATCAGCTCGAAGACCGTGCTATCGACCCGGCGCGTGATCGTTCGCCCGCTGTTCTCGACCCCTCCCGTCCCCAGGTCGGGGCCGCCGCCGAGCGTACGCTGGCGAACCGCGATCGGTTTCGTCCGGCAGTGATCGATGAGCGCACCCCGTGGCTCGCCCAGTGGCGAGGTGATCTCGAACGCATAGCGCAGCGTCCCCCCGCCGAGTTCGGCGGTGATAAGGTCGCCCCTCGGTGTGGCGTCCTCCGCACGGAGCCGGTAGGTCTCGAATCCGGTGGCCGGCCCCGAGTCGCTGTCACCGAGCGGCCAGACGTACTGATGGGTCCCGTCGTGCAGCGCCACCTCCGCTCGAAACTGCCCCCCCTCGTTGTTCACCAGCACGCGCGTCACCAGCTCGGCGACCTGGCCCTCACCAGGGATCGCGCCCGCCGGCACCCCTGAGTAGGTCGCAGCGTACTCGCCGGCCGCGCCGCCGCGCCACCCGGCGAACAGCATATCCGCACCGTACTGCCGGTACGTATCGCTCTGGAAGTCACAGACCTCGAACACGGGGATGTTCGCGCTCCACCCGTCGGGGCTGCTGCCGGTATGCACTGTCACCGCACTCTCCTGCCGAGCGCGCGTCTCGATCGCCCGCCGGATGATCTTCCCCGTATCCATCTCGTAGAACGGCCGGTTGACGTCTACCTGCTGGAGTCCATAGCGATTGTCGCGCACGTCCAGCCCGAGGAAGCCACCGTTGCCCTCGACGGAGGGCTGGCCGACCAGCGTGCCGGTGAACTCCGTCTCGCCGTCGCGGGTTACGATCACCTGGTCGCCGCTGTCGATCCCTCGGTTCGCGTCCGTGTTCGTCACGGTGAGCGTCCCCCGCCCGAGCCGGGTGCCGTCGGCGCTATCGAGGCTCACGTCCACCAGGCCATCGACCGGTGCTCCGTCCGCTGTCGCCTCCCAGACGGGCATCGTATCAGCGACTCACCCGCTGGCCTTTGAACAGCGGCGGCCCGACCGACTCCGCTCCATAGTTGAGGACCTTTCGCACCGGCTCACCGCCCTCCGAGACGAGTAGGACCGTACCGAACTCGCTCTCGCTGTCGTCCTCGGGTCGGCTCGGGTACGTCTGATTTCGGCGGCTGAGTAGTTCGCGCAGATCACACAACGGCAGGCGGTCGTGGCTCATAGTCGCTCCCGCGGCTGCCGCTCGCGCTCACGGCCCCGCTCCCGATCGTTCTCGAGTTCCTGTCGGTAGCGCGCCCGCCCGATAGCGAGCGCGACGAACCCGACCGTCACGAGGACCATCGCCACGATCCCACCGTTGATCGCCTTCGCGGTCTCCCCGGTGACGATCACCGCCTGGGCGTTTCCGAGTGCGAACGCGATTCCAATGATGATACCGAGCGCGCCGCTACCGGCTAAGAAATCGGTGAGCAGCGTGGTGTGCTCGGCCGTCCGGTCAACTGCCGTCTGCCGGTCGTCGGGGGGGCTGCCGTCGCGCCCGGGGTCCGTTTTAGGTTTAGATGTGGGCATCGATATGAGTGAACTCCAGGTCGAATCCGTACTCTTTCGCGAGGTCCTGGTCACGGTTTTCTTCTGCTCGGTACATCGTTAGCATCCCCGTAATCTGCCGGCCATCCCAGCGGAACTCATCGAGCCCGCCACCGCTGGTCGCCGCCGCAATAATGTCAGGCCCCCACTCTTTTGCTGCGCGTCGGAGTTCGTTCTCGAACCCGTAGTTGTCGTTCGAGTACGCTCCCGAGTTCGGGTAGTGGCTCGCCTCGGTGGCTTTCATCTCGCCGGTGATTTGGTAGGTCTCGGTGTTTATCACGATGTTCGTCCCGAAGATCTCGTTCAGCGTCGAGATCGCCGCCCGGGTGATCAGGTCGTTATCCAGCTTCACCTCGACACGGTTTGCTTTAAGCACGAACGTCTCGGTGCCGTCGGCCTTCACTAATTTCGTAGTAGGTTGTGCCATCTGTCTCTCCTGTGGTGGTATCGTAGTGGCCGATTCAACGCCCGGAGTAGCCCGTCCGTAACCCGACGTCGGTGCCGATCTCCTCGGCGAGCATCCGGACGAGCTCTCGCATCCGCGACCGAGACATCTGCGAGAGGTCCATCGTCTGATCGCCGATCTCGATAGTCCCGACGAGCGGCCCGTCGCCTGCCTGTCCACCGTTGGTCGCCTGGGCGGTCCCGCTACCGCCGCCCATCGCCTCCGCGAGCACGCCGCCGAGCGCCTCGGGATCGAACCCGCGCGACACGTCTGCGGGGGCTGGCACGACCGTCTCGCCTGGATGGAGCATCGCCGCTCCAGCCTGCTCGATTACCCCCCCGACGGCGAGCTGCGGCAGGTCAACCGTCGCCCCGCCGAAGGATTTCCCCCCGACGTTGATCGTCGGCAACCCGACCGTCTCGGGAATCATCGCGTTCCAGGTGTCAGAAAAAATCGAACTCGCCGCTCTCGATACCGCGCCGGCCAGTCGCGAGATCCGCCCGGGAAGCCGGCGTTCGAGATCGGCGATCGCGCTCCCCAACCGATCGAACGGTTTGAGCAGCGCCCTCTTCGCCGAGGACGCCACCCCGGTTAGCTTCTGCCACACGGTTCGACCCGCGCTCGCGCTCGTCCGAACGAGCCAGTCGTAGGTGCCCGTCACCCAATCGATCACGCCGCCTTTGAACCCCCTCCACGCGCCGACCGCCGGCTGGACGACGTTCGTGTCGAGCCACTGGCCGACGCCGGCGAAGGTTCGCTCCCAGACATCGAAGAGCACGCCAGCGACCCGGCCAGCCTCACGGAAGCCAGCATCCACCGCCGGCACCAGCCCCTCGTCGATCTTTGAGGCGAAGCCGTTGATGAACCCGCCGAGCACGGCGATGATCCCGCCCCCACTGAGTGACCACGCGGTGAGGATCGCGTCGGCCGTCCCGGGGCCGAGCCATTTGCGCAGCTTCTCACCATACTCGCTGACCGTATCCATCACCCCGGAGTTCTGGAGCTGCCGAACGACCGCCACGCCAAGCGCCGCCCCGATCGCCGCTCCCCACGACTTCCCGCCCGTGAACTTGAGGATCGACCACCCGATCCGTAGCATCGACTTCAGCGGTCCCTTCAGTCTCCCGAGCCACCTCGCTGCCGTCTGGACGGCGCTACGGATGTACTGGCCGATGTTCAGCTTCGCGAACGCCCGGACGATCCTGCCGACCCACCCGCGCGCCCACTTCACAGCGCCACTGAGCGCCCCCCGGAGTGCCCCCGCTGCACGACTCGCGTACTGCCTGACCAGCCGCGGCAGCTCGCGGAGCCGGGGGATTCGAGCGAGCAGTCGGCCGACCCACTTCTTTACCCACCCGACGAGGCCTGACAGTTGCGCGCGGAACCACCGGGCCGCCTTCCCGGCGATCGCCTTTACGAGCTGCCACAGCCGCGCCAGTCGCGGGAACTTCGCCAGCAACCGACCGACCCACTTCTTTGTCCACCCGACCAGAGAACCGAGGAGCCGAGTAAACCAGCGCCACGCTTTGCCGGCGTACAGCTTGAGCGTCTGCCAAATCGCTCGCAGCGAAGGGAACTTCGATAACAGTCGGCTCACCCACTTCTTTGCCCACCCAACGAGTCGGCCAAGCGTCCCGGTAAACCAGCGCCATGCCTTCTGCGCGACCCCTTTGATGAACTGCCAGGCTTGCGAGAGCGAGGGGAGGCGGGCGAGGATGCGACTCACCCACTTCTTTACCCACCCGACAGCGCGCCCGAGAATCCCCTTGAGGAAGGCGACTGCTCTGCCGATCCACTTCTTCACTAGAGACGGGATTGCCTTTAGCCGCTTCCAGATCGCCAGCACGCGGTTGATCGCCCGGAGTATCCACCCGATCGCCGAGCGGACGAGGCCCGCTGCCTTC